GCCCCTGATCGCCCTGTGGCCCCTGATCGCCCTGTGGCCCCTGTGGCCCTGGAATGCCATCCCCAGAAAATGGATTGGTAATTCTAAGTCTTGGTTGTGTCATTATATGTCCAAATTAAATATTGCTACAGAAACCCCAGCATCTCCAACTGCCCAAATCTTGTCATTTGGAGCCAATTCGATAGTAAAACTTTGACCAGGATATAGCTTGTGTCCATAAGAATTAAGAGAAACGTTATCATAACCCAAATAGGCATATCCAGAACTCATAATGTTTTGAATAGATAAAATATTTAAACGATCAACAGGTTCTTTTGTTGTCATTAAAATTGGAGTTTCTGAAAGCTCAACAATTCTATGTCTTAGCATGTTTTTAATTATACATTAAATACGTATACAAAGCATCTATTAAGAAAGTCCCAATCAAAGGCGGATTCGATTGGGACTTTAATAGCATCTTGAGATGCCAGACGAGGAGCTATGCTCTACTCGTAAAGATAGTATAAAATATGTATATTTTAAAGTCAACTACTCTGGCACTTCTTCTTGTGGAGGAAGAAAAGACGGCGCTGGTCCTAGAAGATACCCTTGATCATGATATGAAATAATTTTAGCAACATCATCTGGATCAGCAAGCTTATTTGCAATAATAGTTAATAGATCATAAATTCTATGCAACATAATATAAGATACCATTGGAAGGCTATCCTCTAAATTAGCTACCTCTTGGTTATTTTCCATCTTCTGGCCTTCCTAAATCTTCCCAAAATTTTTCTCTACCCATAGCGTCCATTTCTACAATAGGCTGAGACTCGTATTCTATTTTTTCAATTTCTAGCTTAATTTTATTATACATATCTAATCCAATATTTTTTTTATAACTGCAAGATAGACAATATAAAAAAATATTATCCTCTTCATCTAAATTAGGAAAAAGAAGACCTTGGTCAATTGGACAATCCAATTTTGACACAAGGCCCTCTTTAGATAAGGCTAAGTATTTAGATACATATTGTATCTGTTTCATTTCTCCTACTTTTCATTGTCAGGGAATTTTGTTAGCCATTCCTGTGCTCTTGGGGTTAAACCCTTCCAAGCTGACCAATCTTGCCCGCCATTGGTCATATAGTACGTTATCTCAACATTCGTTACGGGATCAAATAATTCCTTATTTGATTTTAACTCAAATTTTTCTTTACGATCAATGCCGAGGTTTCCCAACATATTAATCTGAAAAATTCCATAGGAACTGTCTCCAGTTTTCCTGTTACCATTATATGCCATTGGTCGTCCATTAGACTCCCTTTTAGCAATGGCCCACGCTGTTTTAAGAGCGCTACCTTCGAATCCGACCAACATTAACAACTCTTTTAGTTCAAGATCGCTAAGCTGATCCCATTCTTTATAAACAGTACTTCTGTACTTTTCTAAGGTTTCTTTCTTTAGTTCTTCTGCAGTTTTTTCCTGCACAACAACTCTGGGTTTTACTACTGAAGCTTCAGCTGAAAAGTTTACAACTGGGTTGGCTGAAAATAGAAACAATGATATCATTGCTATTACAGTCCAGTTATGCACAACATCACTGAAACTTTGTTTGATATTCTCCATTGGCATTTCCTCCTTTAGAGATAACGAACTACTATCATAACATTGGCGGACAACCCCTGTCAAGCCAGTTGACCAGGAAAACTATATGGAAATTTCATTTTTTACACCAACTATTAATTTAAAGAATTCAAATGGTTATGGATATGCAGGTCTTAACATCATTGAATCTTTAAAATCATTAGGGCATCAAGTTCCATATTCTAATCCAAAATCACCAGTTCAATTAAATTTTGCACAACCCGAACATTTTAAAATGCATAAAAATCAATATCAAATTGGATATACTCCATGGGAATCAACAAAGATTCCAACTAGGTGGATTGACATGATGAATGCATGTGATGAATTGTGGACAACTTCTGATTGGTGTGCTAATATATTTAATGATAATGGATTTAATAATGTAAAAGTTTATCCACATGGAATTGAAAAAATTTGGATGCCATATAGAAGAAAAGAAAAAGAAGTTATAAAGTTTTTACATGTTGGAGAACCAGCACCAAGAAAAGGCGGACAAATGGTTGTTGATGCATTTACACAATTATTTGCAAATAATCCAAAATATCATTTAACAATAAAAGCTTATCACAATAATACAACTAGAATATATAATAATATTATAGATAGAAATATAATTGGTTTACCACATAACGTTTATAATAATATTTCAATAATAACAGATCAGATATCTGATACTGAGTTAGTAAAACTATTTCATGATCACGATGTTTTGCTTTACCCCAGCTATGGAGAGGGATTTGGATTTATTCCACTGCAAGCTCTAGCAACAGGAATGCCAACAATTTGTACAGCAGAGTGGACCCAGTATAAAAACTACTTAGGCCCACTAGCATTAAAATCAGAGTTGATAGATTCTCCATGGCCTTTTCCGCATGAAGGAAAAATGTTAGAACCAAACTATAAACATCTACTTGAGGTAATGAGAGATGTTGTTCACAACTTTAAAGCATATTCAGGATACTATTTTGCTCAGGCATCCAAAATACATAAAGACTATAATTGGATTCAGTTGACTGATAATGCCTTTCAAGATGTTATAAAAAAGTTTTCATAAAGTCTTTTCATTCAACAAAAGATTTGATACACTATTAATCTACAAAAAATTATTAGCCGTCAGTGGACGGCAGAAAAGGTTATATATGTCAAACAATAACATTGCAAATCCATATGAAAACTTCATTGCTCTTTCAAGGTATGCAAGATGGATTCCCGAGGAAAACCGTCGAGAGACATGGAAAGAAACTGTAGATAGATACTTTAACTTTATAACAAATCATCTAAAGGAAAATTATAACTACATTCCAGAAGACAGTCTTGTAGCAGACTTAAAAGATGCAGTTTTTAATAGAAATGTAATGCCATCAATGAGATCTGTAATGACATCTGGCCCAGCATTAGAAAGAGATAATGTTGCTGGATACAATTGCTCTTTTGTTCCAGTTGATAGTCCACGTTCTTTTGATGAAACAATGTATATCCTTATGTGTGGAACTGGAGTAGGGTTTTCTGTTGAATACAAGTACGTAAATAAACTTCCTGCAATTCCAGAATCATTTGAAAAATCAAGTACAGTTATTGTTGTTGAAGATTCAAAACAAGGTTGGGCAAAAGCTTATAGAGAACTTTTAGCATTACTATGGTCAGGACAAATCCCAGCAATTGATGTTAGTAAGCTTAGACCAGCTGGCGCTAGACTTAAGACAATGGGTGGAAGATCTTCTGGTCCGCAACCCCTTATAAATCTTTTTGATTTTACAATTGCTAAGTTTAAATCTGCAGCAGGAAGACAATTAAAGCCAATTGAAGCACATGACATTATGTGTAAGATTGGAGAAATTGTAGTTGTTGGTGGAGTTCGTCGTTCTGCAATGATTTCTCTTTCAAACATTAATGATATTGAAATGGCACAAGCTAAGGCTGGTAATTGGTGGGAAAATAATTCTCAAAGAGCATTAGCAAATAATTCTGTGGCATATTCTCGTAAACCAGAGATGGAACAATTTATTGCAGAATGGAAATCTTTATATGATTCTAAATCTGGAGAAAGAGGAATCTATAATGTTAAAGCTGCACAAAATCAAGCTGCTAAATATGGCAAACGGGATCCTGAAGTACACTACGGAACCAATCCTTGTGCCGAAATTATTCTTCGCCCGTATCAGTTTTGTAATCTTTCAGAAGTTGTAATTCGAGAAAATGATACAACTACCACAGTTGCAGAAAAAGTTAGACTAGCAACTATTTTGGGAACATGGCAATCAACATTAACAGATTTTAAGTATCTTCGTAAAATATGGAAAGATAATACAGAGGAAGAGAGACTCCTTGGAGTTTCTCTAACAGGACAATTTGGAAACAAATTCTTCTCAGGAAAAGAAGACTTAAACAAGCTCGAAGATGCATTAAATAGACTTCGTGAATATGCAAGAACAATAAACTCAGAAGAGGCTGGAAAGATTGGGATTTCCGAGTCAGCTGCTATTACATGTGTAAAGCCTTCTGGAACTGTTTCCCAATTGGTCGGGGTATCGTCAGGAATGCATCCATGGCATTCACAGTATTACATTCGTACAGTTCGTGGAGATAAGAAAGATCCTCTTTCAACATTTTTAAAAGAAGTTGGAATTCCAGTTGAAGATGATTTTATGAAACCAACAGATACTTATGTATTTTCATTTCCAGTTAAAGCACCAGAAGGAGCAATTCTTAGAGAACATTTAACTGCTATTGATCACTTAAACACTTGGTTGGTATATCAACGAGCCTGGTGCGAACACAAACCATCTATTACTGTATCGGTAAAGGAAGAGGAATGGATGGAGGTAGGTGCTTGGGTTTATAAATATTTTGATGAGGTTTCTGGAATTTCTTTCCTTCCTTATTCAGATCATTCATATAAACAAGCTCCATATCAAGAAGTAACAGAAACAGAATATTTAGAGTTATTAGCTAAAATGCCTTCTTCTATTAGATGGGAAGATTTATCTTTCTATGAGACAGAAGATGGCACAAGCGGCTCACAGACCCTCGCATGCACCTCTGATGGTAATTGTGAAGTAGTAGATATATCTGCTTAATGCTACAATATTAATAGGGAAACCTAAATTTTGAGGAATATATCCTCGAAGGAGATGATATCTTGGCAACTAAAAAAGTTAGCAAAGAAGATTTAAATAAGGATGGTAAGGTAACTGTGCAAGAGCAAATTTTAGCCGCATTAGGAACATATGGAAGAGCTTTTCTTTCAGCAGCAATTGCTTTATATATGACTGGCAACACAGATCTAAAAGCTATTTTAGCTGCTGGCGTAGCCGCAGTAGCTCCAGTTATTCTTAAAGGAATTAATCCAAACGACGCTTCTTTTGGAATCAAAAAGAAGTAATTTTACTCAATTAATTAGAAATACTCCTGTGCTAAAATAGGTACAGGAGTATTCCTATTAGGAGACTAAGGTAAATGGCAGTACAAAAAAATTGGGAAGTAGATCAAAATACTACATTCTCATTTGAGGTTCAATATACAGAAGATGATGAGGTAACCCCGATTGATCTTACTGGTGCAACCGCAAAAATGCAGGTTAGAGATACAAAAGGTGGAAGTAAGTTAGCATTTTCTTTAACTTCACCAACAGGAATTTCAATTGATGGTCCAACTGGAACATTAACTATTACTGTAACTCCAACCCAAACAAATAAGCTATTTTATCCAAAGTCATCGTATGACATTATGGTTGTCGATTCTAATGGGAAAAAAATAAAACTCCTCGAAGGGTTTTTGACTCTCAGTAGATCGGTAACTATCTAATGCCAGAAAAAGTTATAGTAGTAGAAGAAAAAAGAAAAGTAATTGTTAAGACTCCTGGGCCTCAAGGTCCAGCTGGCCGTACAATATTAAATGGCAGTGGTGCTCCATCAAATAATTTAGGAATCACTGGCGACTTTTATGTAAATAATGATACTCATCAATTTTATGGTCCAAAGTTAACCGATTTTTCTTGGACTGGGGCTAATGTTATTCAATTAGCTACAGCTGGATCAGATTATGCTTATAGTACATCTTGGGAACTAGCACAAGTAACTGGCCCAGTTTCAAATATCTATTCTGTAGAAATAACACATAATTTAGGATTTTATCCAAATGTAACAGTAAAGTCTAGTTCTGGCGACATGTTAGAAACTGGCATAAATTATAACAATACAAATACAATAACACTGACAATGGCTCAACCATTTTCAGGGACAGCATACCTGTCATAAAGGAGAAATAAAAAATGGCAAGATTATTTGCAACTAGCATTAATCTCAATAAAAATGAGTTACAAAATGCTAGAATTCAAAATCTGTCTGCTAATCCATCGTCACCTGTGGCAGGTCAGATTTATTTTAATACAGTAGATAACGAACTTAGATACTATGATGGATCTCAATGGATATCAGGTAGTTCAGTAGAGTTCGGTAATACAATTTCACGTCCAGCAGCTAGCAAGGCTGGTCAATTATATATTGATACAGAAGCAAAAGTTGTTTACGTAGACAACGGTTCAGCTTGGGTTCAAGGAACATTAAGTGAATCAGATGTAACTGGTTGGATTGAAGATCACAGTGATTTAACAACTGGTGTTCATGGTGTTACTGGAGATGTAGTAGGAACTTCAGACACACAAACACTTTCAAACAAAACAATTTCAGACAACCTTCATTTTAATGATGGGGGAGGAAACGTTGGATATATTCATGACGACGGAGCTACCAACCTTGAAATTGTTGCTTCATCAAATAACTTAAATCTATCTGCAAATCAAGACATTAACTTGACAACAGTCAATGGAGACATTGTACTTAATCCAGATGGAACTGCATATATTGGATCTAATGTATCTCCAAACAATCGTATTGCAACAATTGGAGACTTAGAATCAAATGCTGTTGTTCAATCAGTTTTTGGAACTACTGATGAAGTTACAGTTTCAGATGATGGTTCTGGAAACATAACGGTAGGTCTTCCAGACGATGTTGTAATAGCAGACACATTTGCAGTAGGATCTACAACAAATGTATTTACTGCAAATTCAACAACAGATATAGTTTCTGTAAATGGACAACTTAATTTAAGTGATTCTAATGGATTTAACACATCATCAATATCTAATGATGGCAATAATGATTTAGTAATTTCAGCAGCCAACAACTTAATTCTTGACTATGATGATAATGGCGTATTTATTGGAAGCGTTTCTACTGGAAATAAAGTTGTAACAGAAGCAGGATCAGCAGTATTAACAAATAAGACTGTAAATGATGAACTTTATTTTACAAATCCATCTACTATTCCAAATGATGGTGGAATTAAGATCAACGATTCCAATGAAAACTTTGAAATTAGAGCCTACGTTGCAGATCTTAATCTTTACTCAAATAATGGAGATATTAGATTAGATGCAGATGGCCAAGTATATGTTGATTCTCAATTAAATGTTAGCAGTAATTTAAATACAACTAATTTAGTTGGATCAACATTAAATTCTGCAGATGGAAGCCTTACATTAAAAGATGGCAACCAAGATTCTCAAATCCACATCAATGGAACAACTAAAAATATTGAGATTATTCCAGATGCATCAGCAAAAGCATTTTATGGTTCAGCAGCAACTCCTGGAAACGAGATTGCTAGAATTTCAGATGTCCAGGCAACTTCTTCTGGACTATCTTGGAAACAAGCTGTAAATGTTTTAGCAAATATAAATATTCCATTGACAGGAAATACTCCGCTATCAATTGATAATCACGTTCTTTCAAGTGGATATAGAGTACTTTTAATCAATCAATCTACAGCATCACAAAATGGTATCTATGATTTAGCGTTTACAAATGGTGGTTTAGATTATGCATTAACAAGATCTGTAGATGCCGATTCTGATGCCGAATTAACTGGAGCAGCGGTATTTGTAATGGAAGGAGACACCTACGGTTCTACATCGTGGGTTCAGTCAAGTCATTACTTAAGCTCGTTTGCAAACCAAGAATGGGTTCAGTTCTCGGGACAGGGAACATATATTGGATCAGATTCAATTCTAGTTGATGGCAATGAAATCAATGTTGTTGTAGACGGCACCAGAGGCCTTGCAATTGATGGAGATGGCGTTTACGCAAAGATTGGTGACGGCATAGAATTTGATGGCTCAGGAAATATAGCTATTAATGCTGGAACTGGATTCGATACGTCATCAGGCTCACTTGAATTCGCTTCAGGATATGGGCTTAAAAAATATACAACAACAATTGGTGATAATTCTGCAACATCGTTTACAGTCACACACTCAATTGGAACAAGATATGTAACAGTTCAAATATTTGAAGCAACAAGTCCTTACGCTCAAATAGAAGCAGATGTGGAGCATACAAGTACAAGCGTTGTAACTCTTAAGTTTGCTTCCGCTCCAACTACTGGACAATATGAAGTAGTAATAGTAGGATAATACAATGTCAAGACAAATGAAGGTGGCGTTAAATCTATATACCTCAGAAACTGATCCTGCCGACGGCAAATTAGGAGATATATATGTTAATACTACAACAACAAATCTTAGAGTTCATAATGGTACATCTTGGATTGACTTAACGCCAGCTTCAGACACTCCATTTTATTTGCATACTCATAATTATGATGGAGATGTTGACACAATTAATCCAGTACCATTTGATGTTGCAAATGATATGTCTGGACTCTTAAGTGTTGATGGTGGAACATTAGATCAACCATATACTGATCCACCAGGACCAGCTACAGAAATTCATGTAGATGGTGGCATTATTAATTAATTTTATGGTAAAATTAGTTATATAAATTTTATTTGGTGGTGAGACGTTGGCAACAAATTTTCCAAATTCTTTGGACGTTTTAACAAATCCAACAGCAACAAGTCCGCTTTCTAATCCATCCCATTCTCAACAACACATTAATTTAAATGATGCTGTTGAGGCTATTCAAACAAAAATAGGCGTGGATGGCTCACAAGATACCGATTCTTTTGACTATAAGATTAATACATTAGAGTTACAAGTATCTAATATAGGAAATAATACAGAAACAGTAACAACACTTCTAGGACTAGAAGGAAATAATGACCTTATAGTTTCTGGAATAGAAAATAAAACATCAATAGATTCATTTAGTAAAACAGTTTATCGAACAGTAAGATATGTTGTACAAATTACTAAAGGGTCTGAATACGTAACAAATTCATATGATTTTACCCATGATTCAACTGATTTTCATGTCAATGAATTAGAGGTTGTTTCAAACACAGAAAATACTTTAGCTAATGTTACTTTCGAAGAAAATTCGGGTATAATTAGTTTGTACGTAGAACCTGTATCATCTGCCGTAACTGCCAGATTTTATAGAACAGCATTAAAAATATAATTAGGGGGTTGTCACATGGCAACAGTAAGCAAGAATTTTAGAGTTAAAAACGGCCTTGTAGTTGAAGGATCAACAGCTACAGTTAATGGTTACGATGTACTTAAAAAGAGTACAGCAGATGAAAATTACATTATTGATCTTATTGGCGGAACCGCCACATCAGCAAATACAGCAAACTCTGTTGTAAAGCGTGATGGTAGTGGAAATTTTTCAGCTGGAACAATTACAGCAGATTTAACTGGTGATGTAACAGGTACAGTATCTAGTCTTTCAAATCACGATACAGACGATCTTTCAGAAGGTTCTTCTAATCAATATTTTACAGATGCAAGAGCAAAAAGTTCTGCAGCTGATTTATTAACAAATGCAAACCTTACCAACATCACAATCACAGGAAGCGGTAATGGTCTTACAATTACTGCAGAAAATGGTGTTGCAGATTCAGACACTGATGATTTAGCAGAAGGTACTACAAATCTTTATTTTACAAACTCTCGTGCTCGTCAAGCAATTTCTGGATCTGGAGTTGTAGATTATAATTCTAGTACAGGATCAATTAGTCTTTCATATTATACTGGACTTACAAATAATGGTGGAAAATTAGAAATTGATCGTACAACAGTAGATGGTTGGTATGATGCAAGTGGTGCCGCTACAACTGCAGAATCTAACGCAAATACCTATACAGATAATGCAATAGGCGCACTTGATACAGATGACATTTCAGAAGGTACTACTAACAAGTACTTTACTAATCAAAGAGCATTAGATGCAACTGCTAGCGCCTATGATGCATATGGAGCAGCTTCTTCCGCAGAAGGAAATGCAAATACATATACAGATAATCAAATAGCAGCTTTAGATACAGATGATATTGAAGAAGGTGCAACTAATCAGTATTATACAGATGCTCGTGCTCGTGGAGCGGTTTCTGCAGGAACAGGAATTTCTTACAATTCTGGAACTGGTGTAATCTCTGTAGACAACACAATTGCAACTGAAACATATGTAGATAATGCAATTACAAACTTAATTGACGGAGCTCCAGGTCTCCTAGATACCTTAAATGAAATTGCAGCAGCAATTAATGATGACGCCTCATTCTTCACCACAGTTGCTAATGGTTTAAATGGTAAATTAGATCTTACTGGTGGAACAATGACTGGAGCCATCACATTGGCTGCAGACCCATCAAGCAATCTACATGCAGCAACCAAGCAATATGTAGATAATGCCGCTTCTGATGCACAAACAAATGCAGAGGCTACAGCGCAGGGTGCTCTTGATGATGTACTAGATGCAACAACAGCATTTACCGCAATTAATGTAAATGACGTTGCAAAGCAAATTGCTGCAACTACAGGAAACATTGCAGTGGCAGCCGCTACAACAGCATATGCTTGGGCCAAGGCAGATTACAGAAGCGCAAAGCTTACTGTTAAAGCTAAGAATGGATCTCACACCCATATTTCTGAGGTCATAGTAACACTTGACACATCAGATAATATTGGAATCAATGAGTATGCAATAACAACATCAAACGGCTCATTAATGGATATCACAGCAGATATTAATAGCAATGATGTAAGAATTCGCGTAACTCCAACTAATGCTAATACAGAAATTATGACTGTAGGAACATTAATTAAATAATTAAATAAAAAGGCCAGAGGGGAGCCTTAATCCCCTCAAAACAAATCGGGGGATAGTGAACTCGTGTCAACAAACGATAAAGATTTTGTCGTAAAGAATGGTATGTACGTTAATAGTACAGCTACCTTTACTAATGGTATTACCATAAATGACACCCCGATTACAATAGATTCAGAAACAAATAGACTCAAAGCCTTTATAGATAATACATGGGTTTCTTTTGCGTTACTATCAGATATAGAAACTGGATTATTTTCAGCACCTAATGTTCAATATGGTGGGGGCAATTAATGTCAACTTCAAATAAAAATTTTAAAGTAAAAAATGGTTTAAATGTTACAGGTCAGGCAGTATTCAATTCAGATGTTGTTTTAGGAACTACCCCACTAGCTTTTGATTCTCAAACAAATAGATTAAAAATTCAAGTAAATAATCAGTGGCTACCATTAGCGCTTTTATCAGACGCTGAAGTTTTAACATTTGAAGATATTGGAATTACAGTAGATTATGATGGAAATGCAGTGTTTATTGTACAAGGTAATGGAATAAATATATCAGGAACAAGCAAGTTTTTGGACGGTGGAAGTCCAAGTACACAAACAGTAAGATATGAATTTAATGCAGGGGTAATAGCCTAGTATTTGAATTACATAAATGCTATAATTTAATTCAAGGAGTAGTAATATGTCAGTAGTAAGAATTCAACTTCGTAGAGGTTTATCAACAGATTGGACAGATGTCGATCCAGTATTGGCCCCTGGAGAAATAGGGCTTGAAGTTGATACTAATAAGTTTAAAATTGGTAATGATAATGAAGATAGTTGGACTCAATTACCTTATGCCAATATTACTCCTACTGGATTAGGCGATTCTCTTTCAGACTATGTATTATTAGCTGACGTAGGGCAAGCAAATGGTGTGGCATCTTTAGATTCAGACGGCTTAGTTCCAACAAATCAGCTACCTCCACTTGTAAAAGTTACAGTAAATACTGTTGCAGATCAAACAGCAAGATTAGCTCTTACGGCGCAACCTGGCGATATAGCAATTCAAGAAGACAATAAAACTTCTTATGTTTTATCAACTTCACCAGCAACTACCAATTCAAATTGGAAAGAATTAATAGCGGAAACATCTGCTGGAATAGTTGCAAGCGCTCAAATTGAAACACACAATTTAGATACTACAAATGTTCATGGCATAACAGATACCGCAAACTTAGCTACTCTTAATGGAAATCAAACTTTAACAAATAAAACAATTTCTTATTCAAATAACACAATAACAATACAAGCAGCTAATGTTTCCGATTTCGATGAAATTGCTCAAGATTTAATGAACAATACAATCATTGGTGGAACAAATATTGATACATCTTATAATGATAATGCTGGAACTTTAACATTAAATTTATCAGATAATGTTATTTTATCTGGAGATTTAAGCGCTGATGTAATTGGCGCAAACTCTATGATAGTAACTGGAGAAATACAAGCTGGTTCTGTAAGCATTGACGGAGATTTGACAGTAAATGGAACTTATAACACAGTACCAGTAGAATCTTTAACTGTAAGCAATTCTATAATTTATATGGCAGACGGAAATGTAGGAAATACTTTAGACATAGGTATAGTTGGTTCTCATACAATTTCTGGCACATATTCACATACTGGTTTTATTAAAGACGCAACAGACGGAGTATGGAAATTATTTACTGGAATTACAACAGAACCTACTACTACAGTTGATTTTTCAAGTTGGACAAAAGACACAATGCAGTTGGGTGTATTATACGCAGATGAAATTCATGTTGGAAATGTAAGTAATACTGAAATTCAACATTTAAATGGAGTTACATCAGATATTCAAACCCAAATAGACAGTAAGGTTTCTACATCAGATGCTAACTCAAATTTTGCAACAAAAGCCAATCCTACATTTACTGGAACTGTTACTCTTCCAAACACAACATCAATTGGAGATGTTTCGGCTACCGAAATAAGCTATTTAAATGCAGTAACCTCTTCAATTCAAACACAAATTGATGGAAAACAAGATATTGTTTCTGGAGTTTCAGACACTGAAATAGGATATTTAAATGGCGTCACTTCTGCAATCCAAAATCAATTAGACGATAAAGCTCCAATAGCCTCTCCAACATTTACTGGAGCAGTAGTTCTTCCTTCAAATACTACAATTGGAAATGTTCTTTCTACTGAAATAAGTTATTTAGATGGAGTATCATCATCAATTCAAACACAATTGAATGGAAAAGCAAGCTCTTCAGTAATATCAGATCTATCTGATCACGAAAACGCTACTACAAGCGTACATGGAATTGCTGATACATCTTTGTTGGCCACAAAGTCTTATGTTGGCTCTGAACTAGGAACACATGAGTCGGATACATCAACACACGGAGTTGTTGGAAATATTGTAGGTACTTCAGATACTCAAACATTAACTAATAAAACAATTTCGGCATCTAATAACGTTTTAACAATTGCTCCCACTGATTTAACTGGAGTTACTGCTACAGCTTCAGAATTAAATACTTTAGATGGAATTACTGCATCTACTTCTGAACTTAATATCCTTGATGGTGTAACTGCATCTGCCTCTGAGCTTAATATTTTAGATGGTGCAACGCTTACTACAACTGAATTAAACTATGTAGATGGAGTAACATCCCCAATACAAACACAACTTGATGGAAAATCTTCAACAAGTCATACACACCTCTTGGCATCAGGAGCAACAGACGTTACAGCAACAGCAGCAGAAGTTAATAAACTTGCTGGGCTTGCAACAACAAAAACAGAATTTGGTTATGTTGCTGGAGTTACATCAGCAATTCAAACACAACTTGATGCTAAGGCTCCTCTTGCATCTCCGACATTTACAGGTACAGTAACACTTCCAAGCGGAACCGTTACATCAACAATGATTGCCGATGGCACAATTGTAAATGCCGATATTAATGCATCTGCAGCAATTGCATTAAGTAAACTTGCTACAGATCCGCTTGCTAGAGCAAATCACACTGGCACACAAACAGCAGGTACAATTTCAGATTTTGATACACAAGTTAGAACATCTAAGGTAACAGACCTTGCTGCTCCAACTTCGTCTTTTTCAATGAACAGTCAAAAAATTACAAGCCTTGCAGATCCAACAGCAGATCAAGATGCAGCAACAAAAGCATATGTTGATGCAGCAACTGCAGGTCTTAATGTTCATGCTTCAGTAAAGGCTGCAACAACTGCAAACATTACTCTTGCAACAGATGTTGAAAATGGAGATACTCTTGACGGAGTAACTCTTGCAACAGGAAATAGAATTCTTATTAAAAATCAAACAACTAAGTCACAAAATGGTGTATATACAGTAAATGCTACTGGTGCTCCAACACGTGCAACGGATTATGATTCAACACCAGAAGTAGATGCTGGAGACTTTATCTTTGTTGAAAGCGGTACAGTTAACGGAAAGACTGGTTGGGTACAAACAAACGTAATTTCAACAATTGGAACAGATGCAATTGAATTTACTCAATTCTCTGGTTCTGGTACATATTCTGCAGGTACAGGATTAACATTAACTGGTACAACATTTAGTATTAATACTGCAACAACCGTAGATACTTCTACATCTCAAACATTAACAAACAAAACTATTAATGGTTCAAATAATACAATTACAAATGTTTCATTAACATCTGGAGTTACAGGCACATTACCAGTAGCAAATGGTGGAACTGGAGTTACAAGTTCAACTGGTACAGGAAGCGTTGTTCTTTCATCAAGCCCAACACTAACTACTCCCACATTGGGATCAGCAACAGCAACATCAATAAATGGAACAACAATTCCATCATCCAAAACTCTCGTTGTGACAACTGATAAACTTTCCGTTCTTGCAGCAACATCATCATCCGAACTTGCTGGAGTTATTTCAGATGAAACTGGATCTGGTTCGCTTGTATTTGCAAATTCACCAACATTAGTAACACCAACATTAGGTGCAGCAACAGCAACAAGTATTGCATTTTCTGATGGCACACAATCAAAAGAAGGCGTTCCTTCAAGAACACCAATTGTTACAAAATCTGCAAGCTTTGGAATTAATGATAATGGAACAAGTTTAAGAGATAGCATGATTGAATGTGATTCAACTTCAACTATTACTATTACAATTCCAACGGACGGAACAAACGGATTAACTTATCCAACAGGAACATCAATAGATTTTCTTAGAACAAATACTGGTGCAGTTACATTTACTGGCCCATTGGTAACTTTTAATAATACTCCAGGAGCAAACCTAAGAGATAGATGGTCTTCTGCTACATTATTTAAGAGAGCAGCAAATACTTGGGTACTTCTTGGAGATTTGTCCGCATAATAAATATTTGATATACTATAAAAAGAAAGAGGAAATATGGCTACTGGCAAGAAAACTGGAATTAAAGGATCTGGAGCTCCAGCTCCATTAAATGTTACGTCTTTAACTGCTACAGATGTTGGAACAAACCGTCCATATTTAGCTACTGCTAATACCACTTCAGCCGCTTCTGCAGCTGGAACTGGAGGATCCGTAACATTATCTTGGACACTTCCTTCAAATTCACCAGTAGCAACCTCATATATTATTACAACAACACCATCAACATACACTCACAATACTGGGTCTTCTAGTACATCATATACATTTCAAGGACTAGCATCAAATACTTCTTATACTTTCACAGTTCAAACAGTCAGTCTTGGGGGTACTTCTAGTGGTACAACTTCTTCATCAGTTCTTGCTACAACAGTTCCAGCAACTCCAGCAGCACCTACAGCAACAGCTGGAGTAGATTCAGATACAGTTTCCTGGTCAGCTCCAGCAACTGGAGGAAGTGCAATTACAGGATATGTATG